CCCTCGGTCCCCCGAGTTGTAACCGCTCGGTCACAGGTGGGCACCGTGCCGGGATCGCCTGGGTGCTGTAAGGTTTCTCAACATGACAGCCGCGCCTACCTGGTCGATCCTCGTCCCCACCCTGGGCGAGCGGCACCCGCTGTTCGAGCGGCTGATGCGCGGGCTCCTGCCGCAGACCGAGGCGTACGAGGGCCGGGTCCAGGTGATCGGCTGGTGGAACAACGGGACACCGTCGCTCCCCGAGATACGCCAGCGGTTGCTGTTGAGCACGCGGACCGACTACGTCTCGTTCGTCGATGACGACGACCTGGTCTCCACGCACTACGTGGATGAGGTGATGGCCGCCCTCGGTACCCGGCCGGACTACGTCGGCTTTCAGGTCCAGTGCTACTCGGACGGGCACCCCACGGCGGTCTCCTATCACTCCCTCGAGCACGGCCGTTGGGTCAACCGCAAGGACCGCTACCTCCGCGACATCTCGCACATCAATCCGATGCGAACCGAGATCGCGCGCTCGGCCGACTTCCGCAAGGCGCGCCGGGGCGGCGCCGAGGATCGGGCCTGGGCGGATCAGCTCCGCCGGGGCGGCCGTCTGAAGGCCGAGGTCACCATCCCCCGGATCATGTACCACTACCTCTACTCGACCAGTCGGGAGCCGGGTTTGGGCTCGCGCTGGAAACTGCCCAGAGCCATCACCCCGGGTGGCGAGCGTTCGGCCATCGACCACCCACACTTCTCCTGGAGCCCTGATGCCTGAGTTGGCCGTCCTGATCCCAACCCGGGGCCGACCCGGCAACGTCCGCAAGGTGATCAGCGCGTGGAACTTTACGTGCGCCTGGGACGTCGCGGACATGGTTCTCATCGTGGATGCCGATGATCCGGAGTACGGCGGTTACCAGGCGCTGTTCGAGGAGACCCGCCACCCGGACACCGGGGAGGCGCTGTTCTCCCTCGTGACGATGGATCACTGGCTGCCGATGGTGCACAAGCTGGACCGGGTGGCTCAGAACATCGCGCTGTCCGGGAAGTACTTCGCTCTTGGATTCGCCGGGGATGACCACCTCCCCCAGACGATCGGCTGGGCGCGCCGCTACGTCGAGGAGCTGCGCGACCTCGGCACCGGGATGGTCTACTCCGACGACGGATACCAGGGTGTCAAGCTGAGTACCGAGTGGGCCATCACGGCGGACGTCGTCCGGGCACTTGGCCGGATGGTCCCGGCGCCGGTGGAGCACCTCTACTGCGACAACTCGATCATGGAGCTGTTCAGGGCCGCCGGTGCGCTGAAGCATCTTCCCGGGGTGCGGATCGAGCACATGCACCCGGTGGCCGGTAAGGCCGAGACTGATGACCAGTACAAGCGGGTAAACCACCGGGATCAGTCGAAGAAAGACCGGGCCGTTTACGAGCGGTGGCGGCTCTCCCCGGCTTTCGAATCCAGTGTGACCGCTGTCCGCGAGCTCAGGAAAGGACGTCCCGACGTGCCTGCCCCCTACGAACCTCCGACCCGGCAACCCCGGGTATCCGGGCCTTCACCCCGCCGGGTCCAGCGCTCCGGCCCCAGCTCGGCGCGCCCTCGATCCGTCCGGCCGCCCCGCCATTTCAAGAACGTCCGCGCGGCCACTCCTGAGGACGTCATGGTGGCGCTGGCCGACTTCGCCAGCCAGGTCTCGGCCGATCACGAGATCGTGGAGCTGGGTGTCTTCCAGGGCCGGACCGCGCTTCAGCTCGCCTGGGGAGCGAGCCTGGGCAACGGCGCGCACGTGACCGCCATCGACCCCTGGGACCTGCCCGGCAACGTCTACGATCCGCCGTTCACCGATGCGGAGTCGCGCGGCTGGGCCAATCACTGGGTGGGCTCGCTCGGGTACGTGGACAAGATCACCCTGATCCAGGCGTTCAGCCACGATGTGGCCGCGCGCTGGGCTATCTCCGTCGAGGAGGAGGGTAGGGACGGTCAGAAGGTCGGCCTGCTCTACGTGGACGGTGACCACACCAAGGAAGGCGCGAAACGCGACATCGTGAGCTGGGCGCCGCACCTGGTCCCCGGTGCCCGGATCGCGGTCGACGACTACCTCCACCCTGACTGGCCGGGGGTGGGTGAGGCCGTGGACGAACTGGTGGCCGAGGGCTTCCTGGCGCCGGTGGAGGTCTATCACGACCGGATGGCCGTGACCGTGCTCAAGATGACCACAGCCGGGCTGATCGAGGAGACCGCACGCCAGCCGGAGCCTGACACTGAAGTGTCAGCCCCGTACCAGACCACGGAGTCCAGCGTCCTTCAGCCAACCGCCATCACCAGCGAGGGCGCGCGGTTCAACCCCGACCCGGACGCCGTGTTCCCGGCCGCTGAGATGGCCGCCGCCGTCCGGCCTGAACCGGTGGAGCGGATCAGCGCCAGTGGCGTACCGGTGCCCGGCTCCCCGGTCGCGGAGAACGAGGTCGGGGGTGTTGCCGCCGGGACCGAGATCAAGGATCTGAATCTCGGTCAACTCCGGTCGCTGGCCCGCAAGCGCGAGATCAGGCTGGGCGCTCGCAAGGACAAGAAGGACCTGATCATCCAGGCCTTGATGGACGGCAAGTGAGTCACGGCCACGGGCGCAAGCCACCCGCTCCCCGGCCGATCACTGGGTGGCGTAAGCCACCCGCCCCTCCACCTCATGTCAGCAGCGGCAAGGGGCCGTGCGCCATGTGGATCCCGGCGGTCCCGTTCGTCGCGCTCTGGGTGCTGCCCCGTCTGGCCTGGCACCGGGTGGGCCGATGAAGCTGAGTGCAGCCGTGATGGCCCACCCGGACCGCGAGCTCCAGGTGAACGACCTACACCGGAGGCTGGACCGGATCGTGCCGACGTTCTGGGACACCGAGGGTCCGCCGTCCGGTAACGGCGACCGGGTCTGGCGCACCGCCCGGGGAGGCTGGCAGCTAGCCGACCCGGACGCTACGCATCACGTGCTGATCCAGGACGACGCGCTGCCGTGCGAGGACTTCCTGGCCGGGCTGGAGCGGGCGCTGGCCTACGTGCCGCCGGACGCGGTGGTCTCGCCCTACCTCGGCACCGGGCGCAACGTGCCAATCCGCTGGGAGGCGATGGCGCGCGCCGCCGAGACCGCCGGTGCGTCCTGGGTCGTCAGCCAGAAGCTGATGTGGGGCGTGTGCCTCGTTCTGCCGACCCATCTCGTCCCTGAGATGGTCGAGTATGCCGACCGCCGATCCGGGGTACCCGATGACATGCGGGTGGCGGGCTGGGCCGAGAAGACCGGCCGGGACGTCTGGTACACCTGGCCGTCCTTGGTGGATCATCTCCGGGTGCCGAGCCTGACCAAGCACCGGGCCACCGATCGGGTGGCCCGGCTACATCACCAGGGCTCGGCCCTTGACGTCGACTGGTCGCGCGGGGTTGTGAGAGACCCCATGCTTGCGCGCCGCCGTGCCGCTCGTTCAGGCCCTACTCACGTACGCTCAGGGCGATTGCCTGCCCGGCAGGAAGGTAGGACCGGTGCGTGACACGTCGAGCACTTCCCCCGCTCCAGCGGGATATATTCTTCCTGGTCATAGGGGGAGCATGGGGCACGTTCACCGTGGTCACGGCTGGCCCGTGGCCCCTGATGCTGATTTCCAGCGCGACGATGCTCGGACCCGGATTTCTGCGACTCTGGCTCTCACGTCCCGATATCGCGGCCAGTCTGTCGTCGGGGCTATCGGCGGCGCCGGAGCAGTTGGGCTCCTCGTCGCCTACGTCGCCCACGCCGGACCCTGGGGCTAACCTGTGAGGAAGGCGCTGCTGGAGCCGATCTCACGGCCGGTCTGGATGATCCTGCTGTCCTGGGGGATGGCCGTGCTGGTTATCTCAGGCCTGCTCTCGGCCTGGATCTGGACCAACCAGCGAGAGCAGGCAGCTGAGAACCTGAAGGTTCAGCGTGAGCAGGATCGGGCCATGTGCGCCATGATCGCCGTATTTACTTCCGGTCCGGAACCGGTGGCCGGTCCCGAGGGCGACCGGAGCCGGGTCATCCTCCAGACCATGCGGGATTACCAGGCTGTTCTGCACTGCGATGACTTCGACCTGGAACCACCGGTGACCCCGCGCCCGCGTTGACCGGACTTTTATTACGTGTCGATGCAACTACTGGCCCGGCCCCTTCAGGGGGGCCGGGCCGTCCTGGTCAGTCCAGGATCGTGCCGAGGTTGACCTCCACCATCGGGTGGATGACCAGGGGGACGATGCCGCCCTGCTCGTTGTACGCCGAGAAGACCAGGCGGCCCTCGGAGTTCACCTCACGGGCGATGCCGATCTGGAAGGTGTGACCCTGGTGGCGCTCCACGATGTCACCCTCCTTGAGGAAGCGAGCCTGAACGGCGTCGCCGAGGAAGGCGATGTGGGTGGCGGTGGTGATTGCGGCGCTCATGGTGTCCTCCCCGGAAGCGGTCCGTCCGCCTCACAAGAACTACTTTACAGGCGTGACGTTTAAGTGTCAACACCTGATCCGGCCGGACTTTTATTACGTGATGATGCAAGTAGCCGTCTTGTCATCCGGGAAGTCGTGCCTGTATAGTCAGCTCTGACTACGACCATGAGAGAGAAGGTGAGACCGTTGACGATCCAGGAGGATCAGAGCGAGTTCGTGGGCTACGGGCCAGCCTCTGAGTACTTGGGGCTGCGGCGGAACACGCTCTCCAGCTACGTGGCACGCGCCATCGGCCCTCAGGTGAGCGAGCGGCGCCCGGACGGCCAGTACGTACTGCCTGTATTCACCCGCACCGAGCTGGACCGCTGGAAGGCCGAGCGGCCGGGCCAGGGCGCTCGTACGGACCTGGTGTCGGCGGCTGCCTGACCGGCGCCCACAGCCCTGACACCTCAGAGAAGCCCCGGAGCCTGCCCCGCGACCTCCGGGGCTTCTCGCTGTCCTCATATCAGCCGGATGGTGATCGTGTCACCACGCTGGGCGTGGAGCTTGATCGTGGCCTTTGCCCCGATGACTTCCTGCTCGTGGAGACCGTAGAGCTTGCCGGACCGGGTTCCCTTCTTCCGGGTGCCCTCGATCGTCCACTCCAGATCCACTCGGACCATTCCGTCTGAGTCCCGCTGCGCCATGTCCGTCTCCCTCGTTCTTCTTGTGAGTACTACTTTACAGGCGTGACGGTTAAGTGTCAAGAGATGTGGCTTACCTCACAGGTGGGCCTGGAGAGTTGACACTTAACCGCCACGCCTGTAATGTTCTACCTATCAGCAGCGAGGAACACCGAGAAGGGACACAGACAATGAACAAGGTTGTTACCTACACGATCAGCGGCCAGATGAATCAGACCAAGATGAGCCCGGCCGAGCTGGTCGTGATGCAGGAATTGGCCACCAAGAACTCCGAAGTCCAGATCGTCAAGGTTGAGACCCCGCGCCGCCGCCGGAGCCGCTGACCAGCACCAGGGCCGCCTTCAAAGAAAGGCGGCCCCATCGGTTGACACTTCACAGTCAAGCCTGTAACGTTCTCTCTATCAGCAGCGCACGACGAACCGAGGAGCCCGACATGGCCCAGCACCTGACCCTCCAGCAGATCATGGACTACCCAGTCGGCACCGGTACTGCCGACCTGGTCAAGCTGATCAGCGCCAACCGGCCGAGCACCTGGGTCCGGGCCAACCAGGGCGCGGCGCCGGTCGGCACCGTGGCCTACGTCAGCGCCATGGGCGCCATGCGGCGCGGCGTGGTCGTCAAGGTCACCAAGACCAAGTTGCACGTGGCGCTGACCACCCAGGGTGCGGTGGACAGCGCTCGCCAGTACGAGGAGCACGTCGGCGCGGCACGGGGAAGCCAGCCGATCCGGGTTCAGATCGTTGTGTGCGAGCCGGAGACCGCCTTCATCGCCCCCAAGCCGGAGCCGGTCCAGGATGAGGCCAGCGAGATCGCTCAGGCCCAGACGGACCAGGTCGAGGGCTGGCTGGCCGCCCACCGGGCCAAGGGCACTCCGCGCACCCAGTGGAGCCCGGTCGAGGACGCCCGCCAGGCTGACCACGCGGAAGCCTTGACACTTAACAGTCACGCCGGTAAAGTCATTAGCATGAACAAAGACGAAGCAACCAAGACCCATCCCTCGCCCGGATCGTTCAACGACTTGAGCAACCCGGCCAACCGACCCGGTTATGTAGCCCCGGTCACCGAGGTAAAGACTGCACCGGCCACCCGCGAGACCACCGGCTCCGCCGTGGTCCAGCTTCTCGAGAAGGTCTGGAGCCGGATCCGCGAGAACCACCCTGAACTCCCGGCCGTGGTCATCGTGACCGGTGCCGGGCTCGGTTTCGGGGGCGGCAAGTGGGGCCACTTCCGGGCGAACGGCTGGACCGCCAAGGTCGCCGAGGAGGGCGTTGCCACCAGTACCAGCCTCCACGAGATGTTCATGGCGGGCGAGACCCTGGCCAAGGGTGCGCGCCAGGTGCTCCAGACCATGCTCCACGAGGGTGCGCACACCCTGGCCCGGGTCCGTGAGATCCAGGAGACCAGCCGTCAGGGCCGCTGGCACAACGCCAAGTTCAAGACCCTGGCCGAGGAGATGGGTCTCGAGCACAAGAACAGCCAGGCCGACAAGTCGATCGGCTTCTCGTTCGTCACCCTGACCGAGGACACCCTGGCGGAGTACGCCGACCTGCTGGACGAACTGAACCGCGAGATCCACTTGATGGTCCGGCTCCCCGGTTTCCTGGCCACCAAGGGCCAGGACGGGGACGAGGGCGGCGAGAACATGGGCAAGGCGCCCAAGGGTCCGGCCGTCCCGAACAGCAACAACATCAAGTGCGTGTGCCTCTGCGAGGAGCCCCGGATCATCCGGGCCAGCCGCAAGGTGCTGGAGGGCGCGCGGATCATGTGTGAAGACTGTGACGCCCCGTTCAAGGATCGCGGCTGAGCCGAGGGCATGACGAGACCCGCCAACCTACAAGGTTGGCGGGCCTTCCGCTTGACACGTCCCAGTGATGACTGTAATGTAAGAGACGGTGGGAGAGGCCCGCCGTTAGGGGAGGTAGAGATGACAGATCAGATGTGGCCGGGCCGGGGCTTGACCATGGCCGAGGTGATGGCTGAGGCCGACGACCTGGAGTCAGTCCGGGACGCGCTGGTGCATGAGTTCGCCATCCGGCACGCGATGGCCGAGACCGGCGAGGACCGCCAGACGATCGTCGACACGATGGGCGCTGTCGAGTCGATGGACCAGGAAGCCGTGCTGGAGCTGACCAGCGGCGCGCCGACCACGCTGGCGGACGGGATCCAGGCGCTGATCGAGTCGATCGACGCTGAGAACGGGGTTGCCAGTTACATCCCCTCGGACGTGGTGACCATGCTCCACGCGCTGCTGACCTACCCGTGGCCCGAGGAGGAGGCCGTCATCGGCACGCACGCCAGCAACGCCTCGGTGTCGCTGCGGGTGGAGGAGCCGGACGACGACCACCTGGAGGTCTACGTCGGCGGCCAGAAGGTCGCTGAAGCCGATTACGAGACGCACACCCGGTCCGGCATGCAAGCGGTCCAGGACGTCGCTGAGGCCGTCCACAAGGCCATCCTGGCCCGGGTCATCGGGGACCGGCCGCACCACGTCCAGCTCAACAGCAGCGACCGCGCGAGCCTGCTCCGCTGGCTGGAGCGGCCGAACGGATACTGGCGGCCAGCCGACATGGATTCTCGTCCCCGGGTGGGTGTGGACGCCGTGGAGGGTGGCGGCGTGCTGATCAAGACCCAGCCGTATGTCTACGTCGAGCCGGTCAGCTCCCGGCGGCCGTCATGAGCGACCAGCCTTGAAGTGGTCACCGAGACCACCACGCTGATCCAGCCGATTCTCGGCATGACCCCTTACACGCTGATCGAGTTGCGTCCTGCCAGCGACGGATCCGGCGATCCGGCCCTGTTCGTGGAGGCTGGAGGAGGGGCTGAGGATGACCCCATGGTGATGCCGCTTCTGGTGATCACGGAGCAACGGCCTGAGGAATCCAGGGTGGCCAAGATGTTCCGCGATGCCTACCGGGAAGCCGGGCCGACAAGCACCGGCTCCGGCACGGTGGAACGCATCGTCCGCGAGTTCAATCCAGACTGGCTGGAGTTCGTGACGGCTGACTGATCATCGGGCGGCCATCCTTCCCGGTTTGACACCTTGCAGTCCTGACGGTAACGTATCCCTCAGACCGCACGATCAACCCAGGAAGGGTGGCCGTCTTGCACACAACCATCGAGGTCAAGGGCCTGACGCTGGCCCAGTGGGACTACCTCAGGGACAACCTGCCCGACCCCTATCCAGAGCCCGGTCAGGTGCGTGCGTGCGTTCAGTTCGAGCTGAACTCAGGCCTCAATGTCCATCATGCCGAGATGCCGCTCAGGTCCTTCTCGGCGCTGATGGTTCGCCTGGAGCACATCGCCCGGGTGAATGCCCCGGTGCTTCCGGATACCGAGGCTGGTCAAGACCCGATGCCAGGCCAGAGCCTGGACCTGTTCCGGTGCGGGCACCACAACCCGCCGCACCTCTACGACTGCCGGGCCACCCCGGAAGAGGTCGCCCAGGCTCTGACCGGGGACCGGCCGAGCTGGGACGCTCAGGACGACGACCTCCTCCGGAAGGTAACCGAGAACCGGTCCGACTTCCCCGGCTGGGATGCACTGTGACCGGCACACCTCAGAGTCGCAAGCGGCGTGGCCGGGACACCGAGCACCTGGCCGCCCGGCACTTGGCCGCCCACGGCTGGCCCTACGCGATGCCGACCGGTGCCGGTGCCAGTGGCATCGACATCACGGGGACACCTGGGCTCGCCTGGGAGGTCAAGGCCCGCACCGGTTTCAGCCCGATGGAGAACCTCCGCCAGGCCGTCCGTAACGCCGGTGACAACCTCCCCCTGGTGCTGCTCCGGCCCAACGGTATGGGACCGGCCAGCATCGGCTTGTGGCCCGTCTTCACCACGCTGGACCACATGGTCTGGCTGCTCCGCCGGTCCGGCTACGGAGACCCGATGCCTGAGATCAACCTGTCAAGAGAGGACTGACATGCCCAGGTGGCTACTTATCGTGCTGGGGCTGATAGCGGTGGTCTGGCTGATCTCGGACCCGTTGGGTTTCGCGGGGATGATCAAGGACCTCATCGGGTCGGTCATCACGTTTGCCAGGGAGCTGACCTCATGACTAACGATGCCAGCATCGGTTTCCAGGTCAGCAAGCATCTCGAGCGCACCGGTGGGCGGCTGGCCTGCCCGCACCCGGCGCACCGGATGGCCACCGTCGACAACTCACCCGCCCGGGTGATCCTCCCCGAGTGTGCCGGTCAGCAGGCTTGGCTACAGGCCCGGCTCGGCGGCATCGGCGGATCCGAGGTCGGCGCCCTGGTCGGCATCTCTGACTACGACACCAGTTTCTCCGTGTGGAACACCAAGAAGCACGGCGGCAAGGATCTGTCCGCGCTGGCCGCGATCGAGTGGGGCCACCGGCTGGAGGAGGTCGTGGCGGCCAAGGTGGCGGACAACATCGGCATGGCGTCGCGGTTCGCGGGCGGGCTCTGGGCCGACCGGGAACGCGATTTCCTGCGGGTGACGCCGGACCGGTTCGCGACCAAGCCACGTCAGTGGCGCGCCCAGGCTCTGATCGAGTGCAAGACCGCCGGGGACGATGACAACTGGGCGGACGGCACGATCCACCCCAAGAGCCACGGGACCGGCTCGGCGCCGCTGAGCTACCAGGCCCAGGCCCAGTGGCAGATGGGCATCATCGGCCTTCCGGTCTGTTACCTCGGCTGCCTGGTGCTGGGCCGGGAGCGGCAGTTCTTCACGGTCGA